TCTAAATTCTTTCTTTTGTGAATTGTGCAAGCGTTTATGAATTGCAGATAATACTTTGGTAGATCTCTCTAAGAGTGCAAGCGTTGTACCTACAGGAGCATTAGGATTGCCTTGGCCTGTGTTTATTTCTGCAATAGAAGCAAACTTCTGGCCTGAATTAACTAAAATATTTAACAGCTGAAGCAAAGTGCCGCTTGGCTCTTTAAATGGTAAAGGTTGGATAGAATCTCTAAGAGATCCACCAGGAGCATCTACGTCTCTAAACTCACCTGGTTGTATCGGAGTATCTTCATCTCTTATTCTAATGCCTCTGGTTTTAAATCCAGCAGGCAAGTTAGCCAAAGTTCCAGCATCAATTAACTGACGCATAATAGAAGTTGAAGCTTTGGACAGGCCACCTATCATGTGCGTCAATCCAAAACCGTAGAACCCTAGTCCTGGCAAAAATTTAAAATGCACAAAGTATTCTATTTTATTTTTTAGCTCGTCATCTTCTTTGTAATTTCTTCTAACAGAAAGCACTTCATTTGAATTGGCATCTATTGTAACGATATAAGGCAGTTTAATTCCTGTAAGTTCTCCTTCTTCGTCTGTATCTTCAAACCCTTCTAGCTCTAAATTACAGTGAACTTCATACAAAAGAGATACTTCACCATCATCGTATGACGGTTCCATACCAGATAGTTTATCTATTTCTTCTTTAACTCCGCTGTATTCGTCAGCGCTATCTCCACTATTTAAATCTATTTTTCTGTAGAAGCCTAGTGCTTGAAGTTTTCTAACTTCGTTTTCGCCAATCTTAATTACATTTGTAATTCTAGGGCAAGTTTCTAGGTCGGTTGTGTAATAAGGAACGATTAAATCTTCAGGAGCAATAAACTTTGAAACAGCTCTGCCTAAATTTTCGTCGTAATAAACCTTCTTAAAAGCAGAACCTGCTAACGGAAGATAAAAAAGCATTTGATCTAATTCTTCATCAAACTCTTCCATTACATGAGTAATTTGATAGTTCATGAATTCTTTGACTCTTTGAGCCTGCTCTTCTACCAAAGCGTCATACGCACCTATAACTTGAGTTTTGACTGGACCACCAGACGGAAGTAATTCTTTGTAAGCTTGAGCTTGGAATGTTGTTACTGCCTCACCCAATAAAGGATGGATAACTCCTGACGCACCTTGAAAAGGCTCAGATCTTTCAGCATCAAATCGCATGCCAAGATATTCTAAACCGTCTTTATAAGTTTTTTCCCAGTCATCTCTGGAGGCTTTGTCTTTTTCTATTCCAGCAATTAGTTCATTAGAAATAACTCTAAGCTCTTGCGAATCTAAAATTTCAGCTAGGTTGCTATCAAATTCTGTTTCTACTTCGTCTTCCATAGACTCGCCAAGAATAGCGCTGCCATCTTCTTGCATCTCAAAACCGTCTGTTCCTGATTCTCTTATTGCTTCTAAAGCAATACTCATGTTCTCTTGACCAAGAGGAACTTGGTTTTCTTCATTCAAAACGGTTGGGTTTATTTCTTTTTCTATGGCCATTGTATTAGTAGTATACCCTCTTTACTGGTGCTTTCTCTCTGTCTGCATAATCGTCATCAAGAGAGACTAATCCACCCTCTCTGAATCTCATCAGAGCTTGGCTCATAGTATCGCATAGGTCATCATTTTTTCCAAAAGGAAATGAAGCACACTCTTCTATCATCTCATCAGCGAATTTTTTTTCTGGAGCATACACCAAACCAGACTCAAATATTGGGGCTACTGAATGCATTCTGGTAGATTTATCGTGGCCTCTGGTTGGTGAGTAATTAACTACAGGTATGCCTAATCTTCTGAGTTCATGAGTTAAAGGTGTACCTGAAGCCTTGGCTTCAATTAAAACCATATCCGGCTCCCAGTATTGGTATTCTTCGTACGCCACCCTTTTAAGTTCGGGAAAGTCCCAGCGTTCTTTTTGCGCATCTAAAAGAATAATACAGTCAGGAGAATCAGGCGTAGGTCTAAACACACCCCAGGTTGAAATAGCAGAGTAATCGGCTGTTTCTTTTTTACTAAAGGCCGTATCGTAACTTTGAATAATATAACTAACAGGTGGCAAAGTTTCGCTTTCCCAAGCGTTCCACCATTCTCTTTTTACAATTGACCCTTCTTCAGATGTTGGAGTTTGCATCCACTGTGCGTTCCACTTTTGTACTGGCAAAGATGCTTTTACTTTTTGCAGTTCTTCTATTGACCAGAACTCGGGCCACAAAGGATTATCTGTATCAGGAAAGATTGCTGGAAATTCTACAACTTCCCACTGGTCAGCCGAAGACTCTTTTTGAGACTCAAGTAACTTGGCGGTTAGATCTATTGAACTCCAACGCGTCATAACAAGAATGATAGCTCCACCAGGCTGCAAACGCTGCCTAGGTCCAGAGGTGTACCATTCCCAGCAGGCTTCCATAGCCGTAGGACTCAAAGCGTCTTGCTCTGAATGAGGATCATCAATTATAAGAAGATCCGCACCTCGACCTGTGATAGCTCCTCCCACACCTGCTGCGAAGTATTCTCCACCTTTGTCAGTCTCCCAACGACCAGCTGATTTAGAATCTGCTTGCAGTTCTACTTTGGGAAAGATTTGTTTGTATTCGTCTGCATCCATCATGTTACGAACTTTACGACCAAACCTTACGGCTAGCTCACCTGTATGAGTGGTCTGCATTATCTTTCTTTTTGGCTGCTTACCCATAATCCACGCTGGAAAATAGGTAGAACAAAATTCAGACTTAGTGTGACGAGGTGGCATGTTAATGATGAGTCTGTTGCACTTGCCATTAGCAACGTCCTCTAACTTTTCTGCAAATATTTTATGGTGACGGCCACAAATAAATTCGGGCCACATGTGATCAATAAACTCTAAGAATGTTTCTTGACAACCATTTTGTTTTTTTAATAGTTCTAAGCGCTCTTGAAGAACTAGAGTTTCTTTGATCTCTTGATCAGAAAGATGTGCTAGGTTCATAAGGCAGCTAGCATATTATCTATACTAACAGGACCACCTGCTTCCAAACCAATATCAATATCTAATTTTTTTAAATCTAACCCAAACTTATCATACATTTTTGGTGCTTCTTTTATTTCTTTTTCTAATAATTTAATTTTTTTGTTAAATTGATTATCAATATGAGCCTTATATCTTGAAACTTGTGTAGCTTTATTAGTTCTAATATAAAGTTGTTTAGCCTTTTCTAGTTCTTTTATTTGTTTTTTGGCTTTATTTATTCTACCTAAAATTGTTGCAGCTCTAGTAGCTGGAGTAAAAGCTCCTCTTTCAGCCATATACAATATGATAGCTTCCGCTCCCTCAGATCCAACTGGACTAATACCAACTTCTTTCATCAAGGTGTCTAAATCATTTGGCTTTATAGATCCAACGTCAGGTGGGTTTGGCAATATAATTTTATTCAGTTCGTTTAAGGATTCTTGTATACCTACAGGACCACCTGCGTTTAACCCTTTTGCCTCACCTTTTATATATTCTTTTAATTGGCCTGGTCTTAATGCTACTGGAGGTATTTCTCTACCTGACTTTTTATAAAGAGCTGCTACTTCTGGATATTGTTTCATTATTTTTCTAGCAGGATTACCACCTTCTTCTAATGTTTTAAATAAATAACTTAAACTATCCCCAGCTTTACTGTATGCAATATCATCTATCTCTTTAGCAGTATATGTTTTACCTGTACTAAGATTATTACGTCTTATTGCATAAGGAGTATCTTTAGGCACTTTCAATAATACATTATCAAACTTAGCTGCTGCATAATCATAACTAGAACCTAATCTATTTTTTATGGGCATGACCTCAATTTCTTTAAACAATTTTAAATCATCAGAATCTATCAATTCTTTTGCAGCAGATTGTCTGCCCCGTTGTTTCAAGCTAAGAACTTTATCTATCAATTTTCTAGTTTTATTAGCAGACAGAGCAAATTTACCTAATGGCCCAGCACCAAGGATTGCATAATCTACTGGGTCTGTTGGATCAAAAATAATATCAGTTACATCTTTAGCTGAAATGGATTCTTCTACAGGCTTAATAGAGCCTACGTCTGAAGAAGTATCTATAGGCAAGATAGCTTTGTTTAATTCATTCAATTGATCTTGGATGTTTGCAGGGCCACCAGCCTTAAATGCG